AACTAGACAATGGTACGAAAGCATTGTCTTATGGCCTGTCTCATGCTGGTTATGACCTGCGCCTTTCTCCTGAAGGCTTCATGGTCATTGATAACAGCGTGAGCAAAGACTTTCCTCTTGACGTGAAAAGCTTTGATGCGGAGCTAATGGAAGAGCAGGAGCCTCGTCAAGAAAATGGCAGCACGTTCTTTGTGCTTCCTCCTTTTTCCTACGCTCTTGGCGTTAGCCTTGAACGCATCTCGATGCCTAACAATGTGATGGGCATCACAGATGGGAAGTCAACGTATGCTCGTCAAGGCACAATCATTAACGTTACGCCAATTGAGCCTGGCTGGTCTGGCTATCTCACTATTTGTATTGTCAATCCCTTGGCTTTTCCAGCAAGGATCTACGCTAATGAGGGGATAGTGCAAATTATGTTTGTCAAGCTTGATGGTGACGTTGCTAACGCCTATGGCAATGGCAAATACCAGAATCAACAGGCTAAAGTGGCCTTTGCTGCTGTATAGCTTGTGAGTGCTCTTGAAGATCAATTTCTCGGGCTTTGGCAAGCTCACTATCCCGATCTCCCGTTGATCAGGGAATTTAGCGATGTAGAAGCCTGGGAAGCTGATTTTCAAGAGCGCTATGCCAAAAGCAAACGCTCAAAACGTTACAGGGCAGATTTTGCACATCTTCCTTCTCGCTCTCTCATTGAAATACAAGGCGGCACTTTTAATCGTGGCCGTCATGTTACTGGCTCTGGTTACGAGCGAGACGCCAGAAAATTCAACTTAGCCATGCTTTGTGGCTGGAAAGTATTTTTGCTTACTTCCCAAACGGCCAAAGAAATCGCCTGGCTTGAGAAGATTGCTGCTGTTCTGCGAATGTCTTGATAGCTTCACCAGCTTCGCCAAGCAAAGCGTCTGCTGCTTCTAAGTCCATTTGCTGGATTTGCATGGCTTGACGCAGTTCAAGGTTTTCCTTGACAAGCGAAGCAGTGGCATCTTGCATGTTGCTCCAACCCTGCATCATATTCCATGCCACTTCCTTGAGCTTATTAATGTCGTTGCATTCGTCCAATGCCTTCTTATTGGCGACAAGGGCAAAGTCCCTTTCCATGCTCCGTTCAAAAGGCCCCATCTCAGCAATGTAGTCGCGTCCGTTGTAGCTTAATGCTACTGGAATGGAAAACATTCTTGACATAGGGCTCCCGTCGTTTGCTTTAGCCTAGCGATGCAGAGAAATGGCAGGCAGTTTGTTTACGCAGTGGACGATGGAAGGAAAGCCGAAAAGCTTGGTACGGCTTCCTTCAGAGCCCTCCCGAAAACGCCAGTGTCCCACACTTGGGAAGTTGGGCAAACCGTCGTGTATGTGCAGCCCACTGCTGCGGGATGGATGCCCACGAGCCTCTTGGGCACCATTGCTGCCATCGTGAAAGACGGAAGACAAAGCAAAGCTCGCATCATTTGGCACGCTGAAACGAAGGTGGCGCCTATCATTGGCTTCCAGAGGCTTCGTCCCTTCCTCTTGATTCATGACTTTATCTCCAACACAAGACGACTCGCTCAAGGTGGTCAGCAAAGTCATCGCTGAAATCCTTGTTGCCTTTGGCTTGATTTGCCTGCGTTCATGGCTATTAAGCATTTGCGTGGGCTGGATTTTCCCAGGATTCATCCTTGGCTTTTGGCAGTGGGTGCTAATTGCCATCACTATTCGCATGCTTATTTGGCCCACTAATTACAACAACAAATGACCCGCTCTCCACTCCAGACTATTGATCCCCTCTGTGACGGTATTAGCTTTGTCAGGCTCATCGATTGGATGGGAACTTCGCTTGACATCGTTTGTGATGCGCGGCAAAGTTTCGATCAAGCCTCTCTTGAATGGACTGATAAAGATCAGAAGCTTCTTAACTATTTGGTAAAGCATCAGCACACTAGCCCCTTCAGGGGCGTTGTCACAAAATGGCAAGTAAAAGCTCCGCTGTTTATTGCTCGTCAATGGTGGAAGCATGTTATTGGTGGCACCTATGCCAATGACCAACTCGGCTGGAATGAAAAAAGCTTTCGCTATTGCGAAGCTGATGATGACACTTACTACATGCCTCGTGAATTCAGGCAGCAAAGCGCGAGCAATAAACAAGCTTCTGCTGGCCCTCTAGAGCCCTCTATGAACAAAATGGCGATGATCGAATATGCCAAGGCGCTAGAGCAAGCCAAGCAGGCTTACAGGGCTCTTCTGACGCTAGGCGTGAGCAAAGAGCAGGCTCGTGGAATCATGCCAATGAGCACATATACGCAATTCACTTGGACCTGTAGCTTGCAAGCCCTTCTGCATTTCCTCTCATTGCGCGACAAGCCTGATGCGCAAGGTGAAATCCAATGCTACGCTCAAGCACTGGCCGCATTGGCCCGCCCTCTCTTTAAAGAAGCCTTCCAAGCATTCGAGGAAAATGGCAATGCCTTTTGAACAAGCCCCTGAAGCTTTCCATCCAGTGGAGCGCCCCATTCATTACGCCAGCGGTGGCTTAGAAGCTATCGAGGCAATGGAAGCAAGTATGACGCCCGAAGCTTTTCGCGGCTTCCTGAAAGGCAACATTCTGAAATACGTTTGGCGCTATGAACAGAAAAATGGCCTAGAAGATTTAGAAAAAGCCAAGTGGTATCTTGGTCAGCTCATCTTCGCTCTTGAAACTGATCAAGAACGTGAAGCTCTGGCTGCCATTGAAAACAACGTTGACAATGGTTGTAAAGATGGCTTCTGTCCAATGCCAGGCATTCGTTACGATCTCCCTGGCAAGCAAGTGCTATTTGATCCCGTCCCAGCAGACAAAGCCTAAGCTGCCTGCCATTCTGTATAACAAAAGCCCCCAGAAATGGGGGCTTCTTCTTTTGACGGTGGAATGTAATAATCACGCTCCTCTGCAAAAGCCTCGATATCCTGCAATGAAGTGTGGGCGCTAACAAAACTATTGTGATGCACCCACGCCAATAGGATTTCTTCTCGTTTCTCAGTCCAGAAGCGCTGCGGACGCCACCATTCAAAAATAGGCTCAGCTCCTTTTAGCAAATTGCATGCCTGACAACTTGGCACTAAGTTATATTTTGCGAAATGAGGCCCGCCCTTGCTCTTTGGCACAATGTGATCAATAGTCAGCTTTTGGTCCCATCGCCCGCAATATGCACAAGCGCATTGCCCGAGCGGTCCGCGCAAGGGATAATCCTCGAAAATGCTCTTACGGAATCTCCTTCTAGCGTCTCCAGGGCGAAGTTCAATGAGAGAGTAAAGCAGCTCATCGGGACCATTCGCTCTTGGCATGGCACTATTTACTTTTTCTGCAAACAATCTAACGGGCAACAAGCAAATAATGCGTTTTAGCTAATATAAAAATTGCAGAGAATTCCCATGGAACCATTCAAGGAAGGCATGGCCAATTTTGTGGCCACTATCACGGCTGGCATGCTTCTTTCTACGGGAGCCATGCTTATTACTGTCGGCAATCAACAGGCCAAAGTGGCAGTACAAATTGAAAGCATTACGGAAAAGCTTAGCGCTCTAACGGACAAAATGAGCGATATTGAAACAAGAGTGCGCAGCCTTGAGATTAAACGCTAGGCTTTAGGAACTCCCCTTTCCCATCTTTTAGGAGAATCATCATGACTGGCGTCGAATGGTTCGTTGTTGGCGGCATCATTGTTGCTGCTCTTGATCAAATTATTGAGCGCACTCCCTACAAAGAAAACAATATTCTGCAACTGATTTTGACTGGTCTTAAGGCTATCTTCCGCGTAAAGGACTGAAGCCATGTGGGCTTCCAATAGAGCGTTCTGGGACGAATGCTTTGCAATTGCCCGTAAATGTGGTGCTCGTTATCCAGAGCTTGCTGCTGCGCAATGCTGTTTAGAAAGCGGCTTTGGCAAGCACACATCTGGAAAAAATAATTTTTTAGGACTAAAAAGTGCGGGCACCACCACTTCCACTCAAGAATTTTACGATGGCCAATGGGTGACAATCAAAGCGGGCTTTATTGACTTTCCCAGTCTTGCCGCTTGCATTGAATATCTTGTCACGCGTTGGTATAAAGATTATCGTCAATTCAAGGGCGTAAATAATGCGCCTAATCGTTATGCAGCGGCACGCATGCTGAAAGAGCAAAGCTATGCCACTGATCCAGAATATCCTGCAAAGCTTTCAAAGCTTATGAAGGAATACGCTCCAGAAACTACGCAATTTACCATGATTGGCCCCAAGAAACGTCCGTATGATTTTGGCTTTAAGCCTGGCGATTCGCATTTGATTGTGAACGATGCAGTGGAGACTATGAAAGCTTTTTCTTATGAAGGAAAGCTCTTATGGGAAATTCCTTGCCTTGCTCGTGGGCAATATAGTGATTTTGAATGGAAAATTACTAATTCAGACACGCCCGTGGGGGTATACGTGTTCGGAGAGGTATATAAAGACTACGAGCGTGTAGGCGACAAGCCTGCATATGATCGCACTCTAATGGCGTATGGCTGGTACACCTTCGACATGATTGACTTGGAGGGTCAAGAGCGGAATAATGGTAGAGCTGGTATCGCGTGTCATGGCGGTGGTAGCGCTAATGGCTGGCCTGGTGCATGGGCTCCTAAACAGCCGCTGGTTCCCACCCACGGCTGCGTGCGTTGTCACAACATTGATCTTCGTGACAAAATTTTACCTTTAACTAAACAAGGCGCGGTATATATTTCTGTTTTCCAAGAAGGATGACTCGCGAAAGTTGGTTAAATGCTCTTTGCTATGAAGCGGGACTTTGGGCTGTCTCACGATGGCCCTCTCTTGCTTTTAATCCATGGTTTAAGCGGCTCATGGAACATTGCCGTCCAGACTGGACAGAATGGAAAACAAAAATTGTTATGGAAGCCGTTGATAAACAAACTGCTTCTCTCGTGGAACAATGGGAGCAAGAAGAGAAGGAAAATAAAGCCAATGCTCTCGCATGGGAAGCTCATAAGCTTTTTCCTGAAGCCAAAATCACTCCCCTTCCCAGTGCAATTGTTCCATCAGTCCTTATTGAAACAGCCCCACCAGCAAACGCTAGTGAGGCTGTAAAGGCACTAGGAGGAGAACTGAGAATTACGTACCAGCTCCCCAATTCAGAAGCGCCCTGAGGCGCTTCCACTTAGCCAGCTCCTTCTCGTGATAGTTTTCCCAGCTAGCAATGGCTTCGCTGAGTCCTTTAATGGCAACAGCGGGATCATCATCAGTGAGAAGCTCCTGAAGAGCATCTGAGATGTGATCCACTTGCTGCTGATACCACTGGTCCTTGAGCGCATCCATGGGGAGGAGAGGAATGGCTTGTTTAGCTTAGGTCAATCAAGCCCCTTCCAGCGCTGCCACTCTTGCCTCCAAAAGCGTTAACCGATCAGTAGGCTCCCACCTAACGGCACTGCTGTTCCATGCCAGGACATCCCCGTTATCCTTGCTACCATTGGCCTCCACATCATGCAAATCTTGCAGGCGCCTTCCCGTATCCCAGCGAACAAAAATCGCGCCATTATTGCCAGAGCTAATAACGGCAGCCACTGCCAGTTTTAGATTTGGAGCATATGGTTCAACCTTGGTAAATCCACCAGGAGTAGAAGGAGAACACCATAAAATATCGCCCTCCAAATATGCGCTCGTATTAATTCCGCGAATCTTGCCAAATACAGTAACGTAGCCATCGCTAGCTCCAGCAATAGCCTGATCTGTCACGCCAAAAAATACATATCCTGGGAGGCTTCCATCGGCCACCATTGGAGCCACTTTCAACCTGCCGCTTGCCCCTACTGTGCCAGCAAACCTCACTGCAGTTCCCTTGGGAATAGCCACTGTATTGCTTGCATTGCGACACAGCACCATGGTTTCTTGGCCAAGATAATTGCTCACCCCATTTTTGCCTAGTTCTAAAGTGCCTTCATCTACATTCCATGTAAGCTCTCCTTCTGCCGCTCCATCTTCTGCTGCAGCAAGGTCAAAACGCAGCTTATCAACAATGGGCTCGTCAGTCCATTCACTATCGTAATCTTGGTCTGAACTTTTAACAAGCAAATCGTTCGTTTTACCGCCAGGAGCCATGCCTGGCTGCCAAATCTCCAGTTTGGTTGGAGACAATGGAGAAGGAACAATAATTGCCCCGTTTTCTTCTTCAATTACAACGTGCGATTGCTGCACGCTAACTGTCACTTGTGTCATCGTCCTGTCAGTCCAAGATTTAGAAAAGCATTTCCTTCAAGAAGATAAAATTTATCTCCGCTTGGCTCTGTAATAAGAATGTCATACTGACCCTGCTCAGTGAGACCACTTGTTACGCTCGCTTCTAGTCGCATCTTGAACATGCCACTAGCCTGTGAGGTCCAAGGAAGACTAAAAACAGCAAGCTTGGCAGTGCCAGTGCGGTTCCATAATGTGCCACTGGCAGTATATCCGCTCATGTTTACGGGAGTGCCTGTGCTGTCTTTGTATTGCAAGGGCAGCTCAAAAGTGGCTCCTTGATGAATGGTGATATCGTATTTTCCTGGTTCTATCATTTTGATAATGCTTTCTTCCCATTGTAAGCGCAAAAAGAAAGGGCCTTTCGGCCCTTTGCTTATTTGCCTTGTCCTTTGCGAAGCTTGCGTCCGTGACTAGCTTTGCTGTTTTTGCCATTACCCTGGCGAGTCATTTTAGGTTTACCAGGCGTGAAGAGCTTTTGTCCGCTAATGCCTACTTTGCTTCGGGCTGCCATGGAGAAAAGGCGAAAACAAAAGCTTAGCCAGCCCAGGGCAGACCAGTGCCTTTAGTGGGAGCAGCTTGCTCATCAATTTGAGCTTGAAGAGCAGCTTCAATTTCAGCCACTTTCTCTTCACCAAATTTATCGAGCAGCCAGCCCACTACAATTTCTTCCGTGAGATCAGCAAAGGGAATGGCTTCATCTTCCTCGGGGGCTTCAAGACCAAGAGAGCCGTACGCCGAGGCACGATAAGTGCCATCGAAGGCTTCAATCGTATAATGCAAAGTGTATACAATGCCGTTGGAAAGCTGACGCTCAAGCTGAGCAATCTTCCATTCGTAAGTAGTAGCCATGATTAATCAAGATGGTCTTAGTTAGTTTAAGAGGGGATCACAGCACTGGCATCTCGTATTCTTTTGTTGTATTGCAATAGTGTTTAAAGATGATTTCACTTGTGTTGCCTGCCCATGCTGCAACTTGCGGCACTGGAATGCCAGCCTCCACCCAACGACTAATGGCAGTATGGCGGCAATCATACGGGCGATACAAATGGGAAATAATTTCAGCGTCATGCAAAGGCATTAGCTTTTTCCTGAAATAACTCTGAAATGCAAGCCTATCCCATGGAAAGATGTATTCATTGTTTTGCGGAAGCTCGTCAAGCATTTCTTGACAGCGACTATTTAAGGGCACCCAGCGGCGCTTGTTTGTTTTAGTGCTGTTTTTCAAGCCATGAGTGAGCGTATAGTTTGAATGAACAAGAATCTTTCCATCCTTAATATCAGCCCATTTCAATGCCCTCACTTCTCCAGTGCGCATTGCAGTTTGCAGCATAAATTCTGTATAAATCGACCAGTTTACGTTGCGATAGGTGCGTTTTGCTTCCAATGCCGCCAGTACTAGTGCTGTTTCGCTGCGAGGGATGACGATAATTTCTTCATCGCGCTGAGGGGCTTTTGGCATTTTGAAACTTGCTAGCGGGTTTTTGTCAAGAATGCCAACGTCTTCTTGCGCTGCCCAGCGATACATCGTCTTCACGTACATTGCCACGCGACGAGAAGAAAGCACTGGCTTTTCCTCTAAAGTCCAAATCATTATTTTCCTTGCATCGTTAATATTTTGAATGGGACAACGACCAAGCCACTTTTCTACTTGTTTGTAGTCAGAGGTGAGGCTGGTAGCGCATAAAGAAATGGAGCGCTCTTCCATGAAGGCGCTCCAGAGTTGAGAGAGAGTGGTCATGGTCGATGGAGAGACCAGCCAATGTACCAGGCTTGCCCTTGGCTGTCAAGGGTTCAGGATGAAAAGCCTGCCGGACGAGTCAAGACCAATGGTTAGGTATTCTGTTGTGTCTTGAACAAGATTGCGACAGGCTTTCTTAAATTCAGAGGTTTCTTTTTGTGGATACTTGGCTTCATACTGCATTGTTTCTGGGTTCAAAACATTACACTCTGGATCTCCAAGATAAAAGCAATTAACAGCTTGTCGCGCTTCTTTTTGTTGTTCAATGCTTAAAGAGAAAGTAACGGGAACCTTGAATGTTGCAATTAAGTTCATGATGGCGGCAGTCTCTTTTTTGATGGCCTCTGTTTCTTCTCGCGTTTGTTTAATGCGACGATCAAGCGGCTCTAGCCAGTTGTGTTCAGACATTTTAAAGAAGGTGACTACTGGGCTTGAGGCTTGAACGCCTTGGCGCAATCTTTCTCTGTAATGCCAAGTGCATCGAAGAACTCGCGCAGTTTGAAACTGTGGCTTTCGAGCCCGACAAATGAGTCGTACCATCCACCAAAGTCAAGACGCTGAGCTGAAGGCGTCCAAGTGATGTCGATACCGCTGTGACGCCACTCGTCCGTGAGGTCAATTCTTTTGGGCATAAGAGTGGAAGCGACTACTCGGTAAGCCATGTAGCTACAGCCCTAACAAACGCCGTCATTTGGCCGTTTTCGATTGCTGTGGCAACTGTGAGGTCATCTGTTTCTGGTCCCCACCAGAAGGTTGCAAACTCATCGAGATCGTCGTCAGTGTGCTGTAGTTCAGTCATCGAGCTGCTCCAGTGCGCGAAGAAGGATGTTGTGGTGAACCGCGTCGAGATTCGCGTCATCCAAAACCAACAGCGCCTGTTCTTTAAAGCTCGGCGGCTTGGGGCGGCGATCGGCGCGGATTTCATCAACAAGTTCTGGATCGGCTTTGAGCCACTCACAGCACGCCTCCAGCTCTTGGTCTGCGCCCCATTGGGCTGCACGGATAGCAATATGCGTATAAGCGGAATGCACTATTTGGTCGCTTTCGTTCCATTCATCATGCCAATCCTTGATTAGCTCCGGTGGTGGTGTAATCGGATGTTGTTGTGTCATGAGTGATTAGTGGTAATGACTACTCTGCTTCTGGCTTGTAAGGCTGCGGCACTACGGCGTGCAAAGCGTCGAGCAGCTCCTTTTCATGCTGCTCATAGCCCGCTTGATACGCCTCGCAAATAAGCCAGACATCTACTTCGCCCCTGGGGGCTCCATCAACACCGATTAAAAAGGCTTTGTCGCAAAGCCTCTGTACTAGCTCCCGCGGTGGGATCTTCTTGTAGTCTTTTGGGGTCATGGTTTCTAGGGAACTGTGGCCAGGGGCAGGAGGTGCAAACTCGCTGCCCCACCACTATACGCTTGATCGGCAGTAGTGAGTAGGGTTACTGGGCCTCAAGGGCTGCAACTTTGGCCTCAAGGGTTTCGATGCGCTCCATTGCTTCCTGCAGCGCCTTAACTGCCTTCATGTAGAGCACCGAGTATCTGACGCTCTTGGTGACGGTGCCAAGGTCGTTGCCGTCTTTGTCACGGTCAGGAGATTCGCTGACAAGGCCGGGAGAAACAAGTTCAACTTCTTGGGCAACAAGGCCAATTTGGCGATGGGTTTGTCCTTCCTTGAAGTTATAATTGCGGACCTGTAGAGCTTTCAAGTCATCCCATTGAGAGTTAGCGTCAACAATGTTCTCTTTTAACTTTGCATCGGAGGTTCCAGCGTAAGAGTTGTTTGTATTCTGAGTGTCGCCATTGGTGTAAACCCTGAAAGCTACGGCTCCAGAGGTCGAAGTTGTGCTTGTCTCGCTATTACGAGCCTCGATAAGCGTAAATGCTGTGCCGCCACCCTGATTTGAGGCAAGGCGAAATACATCGGTATCTCCATAAATACTTGCTCTTCCGGCACTCGTAATCCTCATCCGCTCCGTCGGGCTGCTCGCTCCGTCGGAGGTAGTGGAGAACTCTAAATAACTTCTGTGATTAGAGCCAGAAGTCCAGGATCCCTCGGCTAACGCTCCAATAGTTGCGCCTATATTTCCAGCATTATCTCCAAATTCAATAAAGCCCAATCCAGCACCGAGTACTGATGGCAACGATCCTCGACGGAGAGAGACATTGCCTCCCACTGTGCTTGACGACGTTGTGCCTTGCACTTGAAGCAAACTAGTGCCTTGCCCACTAGACGTGCCAACTAAAAGTTGCCCACTTGATGTGATGCGGGCTTTTTCGTCGGCAGAGGTAGAGCCACCACTTCTAAATGTCAGGCTAGTTCCACAAGCAATATACGGGGCTACGCCACTTTCGACTCCAAGCTCTAGTGCATCTTGGCCGGGTCGCTCCAAATAAACTTTTGGGTTGGTCGAATTAGAAATGTGGAGAGGAGAAGTTGGTCCAGTAGTGCCAATCCCTACTCTGCCTGCCGAGTCAATACGCAATCTTTCCGTGTAAGTATTAGCTGCGCTGCGTGTATAAAATACGTGTTGGTTGCCGACACCAGCACCGTTTGGAGATGTGCTTCCGTTTGCGTAATACTGAATGCCGCCGCCAAATGTATCCGTTGTAGGGTCACCACCAAGTAATTTGATAACAGAACCAGCTAGTGCATCTGTTGGAGTGGTTGCCGACTCTGATGTCAGACCACCACCTGAGGTGATGGTCAGATTAAAAGATCCGATAGGAACCGCGCTTTTTTGGATAATTGCATTTGAGTTGTTTGCAGATCCAATACTGACAATGCCACGGGCGTCAAGAATAGTGCCAGGGCTACTAGTCCCCAGACCTAGTTTCCCGTCCGCTGTAATGCGAGCTAGTTCAGAGAATGTTGCTGCCCCATCGGCGGTGCCTGTTGCTGTTGTTGTAGCAAAGACATGGGCGCCAGACCCTGTGTTTTGTTGATAGTAAAGACCATAGCCACCATTAGTTTTAAACTTGTAACCGCTGTTGTAATAGGTGTTGCTAATTGCATTGAAACCGTCACCTGGATTCCAAATTGCAACGGGGTCGGTTCCATCAATTTCTATGCTTTTGCCTAAATTCCATGTGCTTGCGGCTGCTCCAACACCGATTTCGCCAGTGCTGCTTATGAACAACCGCCCAGTGCCATTAGTCGAGATGGCTACGTTGTTTGCCGAAGGTAGATAAACGCCGTTGGTGGGGACACTGCTGCTGGTTGGGATGAACGATGCAGCCGTGCTCGTGCCAGTCGTGACGACGTTCTGGCTGCCAAAGTTAGGGCTGATCTTGGTGCCAGCAATCGCGGCGCTGCTGTCCACCATCGCATTGGTGACAAAGCTCCATGCAGTGTCGTAATCAGTATTGCTTTGCTTAAACAGTATTTGATTGGTCGTGCCACTTGGCGGAATGCTGCTGCCAGTTGGCCCCTGCACACCAGGCACTGACAAAATAACTTGCGTGGTATCGTCGCCTGCTACGGCAAGTTGAACATTAGCCATGGGGCTTTAGCAATTCTTTTCTTGCCTTATTGTAGCCCCGTTTATGCTTTAGCTACGCTAATTAAATTATCGCTTCCATCGTAAGTAAGCGTTAATGAAGCTACAGTCTCTCCGCTTGCGCCACCAAGTTTGTATGCAATGGAAGAAAGTTTAGTGCCATCATATCCTAGAGCAATATAATCGTGCTCTGGAATGCGCAATGAGCCAGTGATAGGCACAGCGCTGCCACTGGCATCACCTCGAACAAACACGCCTTCATAGCTTTCACTGCCAATAATACGCTGTGCCATAACTATAAAAGCTTTTCTTTATTCTATGAAAAAGAAAGCAATTAATTGCGAGAGTACGTGCGCTGGACAGTAGCTACGCCAGTGAGCCAATAGTAACGGTCTCCACCAGCAGTGGTAAGGCTCACGTCGTAACCATAGCGGCCAGGTGTAAGCCCAGAGCTAACTGATGGAGCCATTGTCATGGTGAATTCACCATTTGCAGCATCACTTACAGTGCAAACAAAAGTGGCAATGGAAGAATCGTCTGATAGTCCTTTAATGTCAGAATCAATGCCATAACCAGAAAGCACCAACGGCTTGGCCACATAAAACGTTCCACTCCCAGGGCTGCTCACGCTAACTTCTGTCCCCCCACTAGATGCCGACACTTTGAATTGACTGGCAGTAAGACCAGTGCTAATAACGTAATAAATGCTATTAACGCTAAGGCCACAAGGCAAATCTCCACTTCCAGTGAACACCACTTTATTGCCACTAGTTAAACCATGGCAGTCAGAAGTAAACGTGGCTCCACTAGCTACCACGGAAATACTGTCAATATCTCTGCGTTCATCAGTAGCGCGAAATACGCCCCGCCAAGTAGAGTTTTGCAGGATAGTAATATCGTACGATGCGGGGTAGATCATTGATGGGGCCTATCCTGCAAGCAATCATTAATTGGCATTCTAACAATAGTAAAAGTTTGTTTCATTACGCCCAGCCGCCAATTGATACTGCTTCACCGGCGGCAACTGGCCACACCTTAATATGAGAGCCTTTTTCAACGGTCCAAGTTTCGCCACTTACTGAACCATAGGCAGCAAGACCAAACGATATATCATTTGCGGCGTACCGAACTCCTCTTACTGCGTATTTTACAGTGGTGAAAGTATTGCCAGATGGAATAGAAATTTCAACGGCGGGAGAGTCGCTCTCTCGAAATACATTAAATCCATGCACGTCATTGATGGCATAGCTAACCTCTGCCATAGTATTAGATGCTGGCAAAAGACTAATATCTGCATTTCCAGAAGGAGATGCGCTTGGCCTAGAAATGCTCGCATATACAATTGCCTCAAAAGCATAGGTGTATCCCGACGGCAAAGATGTATAGCCGCCAAGCATTTTATTGGCACTAAATGTATTGACAGGGGTAATAGTTTGGTCGCTACCAAGCCTGTAAAAACGATGGCACGGGTAAACGCCAGAAGCGGATAAGACATTTCCATTGGCAAAACCATTGCTGTCAACAGAAAACTTTCTTCCACTATTTGTCGAAAGTGCAATTGTATTGGCGGAAGGCAAATACATGCCATTCGTCGGAACAGTGCTGCCGCTGGCGATAAAACTTGATGCAGTTGTTGTACCAACAACAGAAAGGCCAGATGAGTTAATCGTGGCCCTAGTGGTCGAACCAGATGCTTGAAATGTATGGGTTGATGCCCTAAATGTAAGAGGCAGGTAGCCGGTAGTCAAGTCTCCAGTAATCGACTCAATAGTGTTGGACCTAACACCAGCAACATTTGTATTTGTAATTTCTAAAGCAGAACTAAGAGACGTAGAGCCTTCCCTGATAACAAGTCCGCCACCACTTAAGTCTGTATTTGTTTCAAAAAATGCCTTGCCTAATGCGTCAATAAATAAACGTTGTGTTCCATTGGTCGCAAAGCCTAGGCTTGTTGCAGAAGGCAGGTACATGCCATAGCTAGGCACACTGCTACTATTAGGAATAAACCCAGCAGCGGTAATTGTCGCAGTACCGCTTGTCGTTACAAGAATGCCGCTTGCATTGGGAAGAGAAATGGTACGAGCAACAGAAGGATTGACAATATTAAGCGTAGTATTGAAAGACGTGCCCTGGAATACAACGCTGCTTGAGCTATTAAGCTGCAAATTGCCAGTCATTGTGCCGCCAGACTTGGGCAGCGCAGCATCAGCAAGGTCATAAGCACTCTTGACGGCAGTGGCAGTTGCGGCAACGGTGCTGCTAGTGGTGCTCGTACTATCAGTAAGCTGAACAACACCAGCAGCGCCTGTAGAAGCAGCCGCCACAGAAATTGTTGGAGTGGTGGTTGGATTGCTAACGCTCAACGGCGACACGCCACTGACAGTAGTGACCGTGCCATTCGTAGCAGCAGCCCATCTCATGCCACCGCCTGCAGTGGAATCAGCCGTCAACACGTGAGTGTTGGTGCCAACGGGAAGCTTGACAAGTGTAGAGCCAGAGCCAACAATCAAATCGCCGGTCGTGTAAGAGCCAATGCCAGTGCCGCCTCGTGCAATGGCCAAAGTGCCACTAGTGATGTTTGTAGCATTTCTGCATTCACTACTCACCTCCAGGATCGCAGCTTCAACGGTGGCGGCGCTTACATCCCCAGAAGGAGTAAAGGAAATGGAAGCAGCATTTTGACTCACATAAGAGCTACTTACATCCACTTCATACCATGCACTACCATCAGAAACGATGAGATCGGGCGGGATAAGCGTTACATTGGGGGCATTGCCAGAGCCAGTTCCACTAGCGCTCACAAGGAAATAGTACCCCGAGTTGCCGCTGTTAGCGGCAGGAATAGCGCCTGAAACAGTAAGGCCAGAAACGGCGGCGCCTGCACCAGTTAGCGAAACAATTTGATTTGTGCCTGCGTTGTAAAGACCAGCTAAGACAATAGCGCCAGCAGTAACAGAAATTTCTTGCCAAACGTTAGAGTCCCAAACATAAGTGTCTTTGTTGATGGGATCATAGAAAAATTGCCCAACAAAATCACCAGCGGCTGGGCGTGTTTCACCAAAGTTGCAAACCACGCGGTCTCCAATTTTGGTTCCGTCAATAGCATCGTCGCCAATAAATGCAGAGCTAAAAGTGCCAGTGGTAATCTTGCTTGCGTCTAAAGCTGGAATATCCCCTGCAACAAGAACAGCATCTCCACCAGTGACGTGGCCGTTTGTGTCTACGTTGACCTTGTAATAAGTGCCGCTTGCCGTGCTATTGCTATGGTCAATAACACCATTTGCATTAATTGTTAAGCCACTGCCTGGACGTGCAATACCAAGCGTAGAATTCGTGGCTGTTGGTAGATCAGTGGTGACAATTGCTCTAAATGCTGGAGCTGCATCAGATCCGCTCGCTGGTCCTGCAAAGAAACGCGCTGCTGGCTGTGTATTCAACGCCCCTGAAATAGTAGCCGTATAAGCTACCGTCAAATCAGTGCTATAAGTGAATAATGCATCAGGGGACACTGCGAGAGAAGTGAGGCCCGCCTGCTGCCTCCATTCTTCTCCAGTCCATGTATATTCAATATTTGTAACAGAGTCTAAATATTGTTGGCCAATATAATCACCATTCGCGGAAGGAGCAGTGGTGGCAACAATGGCCGCAGAATTATCTGCCATTTTTGCGCCAGTGATGGCATCGTTAGCAATCTTTGCAGTGGTAACGCCACTATCAGCAATCTTGGCTGTGCTAACAGCGCCAGTGGCAATTGTCACTGCGATGCCAGAAGTGCCAGTACCAGTGGCATCGCCAGAAAGCGTGATGGTTTGATCTCCAGTGTTGGTGCCGCTTACTGTGGCACCATTGGCCCATGTACCAGTGGCAAGAGAAATATTACCCAGGCCCAATGCAGTGCGTTGAGCAGCGGCATCGGCGGCGCCAATCACATCGCGCCCTGCAGCAGTACAAGAAACGCTCTCTACATCGCCAGTGCCAGCGGTTGAACGACCAAGCAGCGTGTTTGTGGCAATATCTTGAATCTTGGCGAAAGTGACCGCGCCATCTTCAATCTTTGCCGTGGTCACACCAGTTGCAGCGAGCTGTGTTGTTCCTACTGCACCATCGGCAATTTTTGCGGAGGTAACGCCAGTGGCGGCAATTTTGGCAGTTGTAACCGCACCATCAGCGAGCTTATCGCTGGTAACGCCAGTGGCAGTAAGTTTGGATCCACTTAGTGTTGAATCATCAGCAAGGCGAAATCCAGCTTCTGCTAAATTTTTAGCCGTAATCTTCTTGGTCTGGCTGACATTAGTATCAACAATGGGAAGCACGTCATTAGACGCAACGCCACTGCTGCTAATTTCAAAAAGTTCCGAAATTCTTTGGTCAGCCATGTCTCAATTCGGCCTAATGATACAATGCTACAACCAATTGTAGCCATTCACTAAGCCTCATTAATCAAGCTGCAATTAATCAGTGATTTCTTGCAGTAAGAAGCCAAGGCCAGTTTCTTGATTTTCTTCCACTTCAATGAGATCAAAGTCTTCTTTCAGAATGTATTCGTTTGGTACGCCCACTTTCACTCTGAATTCACCAGTAGTTAGAAAGTCAATGGAGCATGAAATGAGTGCATCAGAGCGAACTGTTACGCCAGCACGCGTGATTACCGCCTGTACTTCATAGAACACTTCGTTTGACGATGCAGAATAATTACTACGTTCTCCTTCTGGCGGAGACAATGACAAAAGCATGCTCAGTTCACTGCCAACATCCAGGCGTTGAATTGTCTGCAACAAAAACAAAGGCGTTTCTTCGTCTGCAACTGTTTGATAGCTGAACAGGCATTCAATGCTTCCGCTGCCGCTGATCAAGCCAGCCGAGTATTGCTGCCTGAATTTATCAGAAAGGCTAGTTGTCTCTACTGCCGCTCGATCAGTATTAATGTCGTAAGAAATGACCGAACCGAGGGTGTTGTAACGACTGTCTTTAACGACAATGGTGGCAGCAATGGGCGCACCAAAATCTGCCGACAGCACTAGTTCATTCTCTCTATTGTTATTAACTGCATCGACAAATGTATCGTAAAACCGAAGTCCACCAAGGGCATTTACATTGACATAGGCGCGCAAATATTTTTGCACTTGCAAAGACGTAGGCCATGCTTCTGCAGAAAAAAACGCAAGCCCTCTGCTGTCTTCCGTAGAAATAAAGAGCTGATCTCCCGTCAGAATATTGTCTTCGCTTCCTTCGAAATAAAGCCTATTGAGCGTAGTATTAATTTCGCTCGCATCCACATTAATTGGCAAGTCAATATCTTCTAAGCTTCTGCGCCGTAGGCGCACCATGCCAGTATGCCCAACAAAGAATGTCATGACTAAACCGTGCCAGTAGTTTCTACTGTAGTTAATGCTCCGTTCACTGTAAACTGAAACGATACGCTAGTTAGCTCGTTTGTAGACGATGAAATGCTTGCGTTGGTAATGAAAGCATTTGCCTTAAAATATTGATCGGTGCCCACTTCAAACGTCAGCTCCACTTGATTATCATCAGTGATGGCGCCAGTCGTAACAATCTTCTGTAGGAGCTGCACTACGCCTGTTGCAGCGCCTGTATAGTACGAAACCGTGGCATTGCCCGTGGCACTAGACATGCCAGCCGTATAGGACTGTGCAGTGTCGCCAAGAGCAGTAGTTTCAATGGGATCCATGGATACATCCAAGGCCCAGTCTCTAACTTTCGCCACTTCATTGTCGCTAAGTCGCAACTTGCCAGTGCGTCCAGTATAAAATGGCATAGCTTTATTGTCTTTGTTTCATCTTAGCAGCTTCCTTAATCATCAATTTGATACAAAGTGGTGTCAAACTGTACGATGCGAGAATAAGTGGTGCCGCTGCTTTCATCGCAAGGATGTTCAATGGCTCTGATGGTCACCTCTCCTTCTTCCTCCATTGTGATTTCCGTCACGCGGAACACGCGCTTGTTTGTAATTTGATTACCAAACACTACTAGCCATCCTTCAAAAGCGGCAAGTTCTGGAGCAGTGTTATTCACAATGGTGATGCCAGGTTTTTTGATGACTCCTTGACCGCCCTTGTAAAGCAAAGCATCGTATGTGGCATTGACAATGCCTTCTGTCAATGGAATGTCAAGGCTTCCGCCAGCTCCAATTTTGCCTGCAGTGAGGTTATCCCATTGGTTTTGGTCTGTTTGCACATAAATGTAGGATCCAGGCGCCACTGGGCTTTCAGTTGGGAATGTTTTAAATTCCACGGCACGCTTAGACCATCGCCGCTGTGAACATAACAACATGCCATAATTAATTGCCTGATTTCTGCTGGAGACATACGCAGATAAATCAAACGTTTGCCTGATGCAAGAGGCTTCATCTGCATTAGCCAAGCGAATGGTAAAGCTTGTATTGCCAGGGAATGGATCCCCGTCTGTTGAATCTCGATAGACGATGGTGGCAAGGAGATCTTCAGTGTTGTCGCCATAGTCAATAAACTCTTCCTTATAGCTCCCTTCGAGAATGTTCCCTTGATTGAACAAAGCAGAAATATTAATGCGGCTATCAACTAAGCCATTCTCGTCATAGGGCACTGCAGGTGCCAATGATTCTTTGCCGCCAATCTTGGTGAATTCCAACAATGAAAACGGTGCCACTGTTGTCCAAAATTCGCGCCATGACTGAGGATCGGCAATGATGCCATCCATGAAATAACCATTTGCCTTGCAAAACTTCACGGCCTTGCCAAGGCTTTCTAGGTCGATGCCATTAATATCAGCGTATGCTCCAATGCCATTCT